TCCCAGCCATTGAATGAAAACTCAATCCGCTCCTTGGTCTTAGTGAAGTGTGCTTCGAAGGTCATGCGGTTAATGGCTATGCGGTCAATCAGTTCGAACTGCTCTCTCAATGTCCAGGGGTGCTTCATTTTATGTTCCTCCGTTTTCGTTGTTTCCCTTTCGGTAGTCACATATTCGCTCTAAAGCACCATAATATCAAGTTAATTCGACTCATATAGCACACGATCATACAGCCTTCATTTTGTACATATTATGTGCGGTCTACACCGATTCCAAGAGCCGAAATCTCTTCATCCGTCAGGCCGAGGCATCCGTGGAGCGTGGGATAAAGGTC